GGCCGCACTCGGCAGCTGCAAGAACGGCAACTGCCATGCTCGCAAGAACCGCACGCGCGGCGGGTCGAATGCCGAGCTGGTCCACGGAATCCCTAGGTCGCGCGATGCCGCTGCAAGCATGGCGAACTCGCACTCGCCGAACTCGATGGTTCGTTTGTAGTCGACGTAGCGCATCGGCCCCCACGGGGTCGAGCGCATGTCCTCGGCCATCTTCGGCGGGATGGCAAGCTCGAGGTCGCGCTTCTGCAGCTTGACGACATCCGCGCCTGCCGCCTTGGCCGCGCGCATGAGGTCCACCGCGAGGGCAACGCTGCCTTGGTGATTGATGCCGATCTCGGCAACGACTTGGACCTTCACGCTTCCTCCTGCCAGCGATGCCGCCGCTGGGCGCGCTCGAGCTCGGCCGGCGTGTCGATGTCGATGGCCGCGTCTACGTCCATCTCCATGACCCGGCAATCGCCACCAGAGCGGTCCTGGTACTTGGCCCAGCAGTCCGCGGAGAACGCATACACCGCGCCGTTCTCCGCAACCAACTTGGGAAGCTCGGTGGTGAACATCCGGTGTGCTGGCCGGTTGCGATGCCAGCGCCCATCGGCGTCGTAGTAGCCAGCGAAGTACACGTCCTTCGTGACCTCGTGCACGCTGATCACCGAGTCGCACCCGGTGCGCTCCATGATGGCCAGCGCCGAGGCCACGTGCCTTCGCTGGCGCAGCGGCGAGGTCGGTTGCAGCAGCACGTACCGCCGCGCCGGATGCAGCGCCACGACATGCGCGATGACATCCTCGAGGTGCACGCGCTTGCCCGTCAGCGACTCGTCAAGCTGCACGCCGAAGAACCTCAGTCGCAGCCGGTCCGCGAACGCGCGACCGTGACTCAGGATGTCCGCATCGTCCGAGCACACCGCCACCGCATCGCATGCGACCGCCGAATGGATGGCCCGCTCGACCAGCGTGTGCGCCCCCACCCGCTTGAGGTTCTTCGACGGCAGCCGTTCGCTCTTGCTCTTGGCCGGGATGATAGCCAGCGTGCCGATCATGGCCGCTCCGGTACGGCAAGCGCGCCCGTGCGCGGCTGGGCCAGCAGATGCCGCAGCACCTCGTACAGCACGCCCTCGCCGCCTCGAGCATGCGTGCGCTTGTGGTGTCCGTTCCATCCTGCCGCGTCGCACGGCATCCATACCTCGTGGGCCAACTCCATCGCATCCATGTCGCCGCCCGTGCCATCGCCGATGTAAACCACACGCCAGCCGTCCTCGAGGTGCAGGCGGACCAGCTCGGGCTTGTCGATGCCGGGGTGGTACTCGGCGCCGATCTTGGCCGCGCGGCACTCGACCGGCGAGGTGTTGGGGTCATCGGTAATCAACGCCACATCGATGCCAGCATCCTTCGCCGCCTGGATGAGCCAGCCGTCGCGCTTGTGGAATCGCAGGCTCTCATGGCCCGACTCGTTGACCCACACCGTCCCATCGGTGAGCGTCCCATCTACGTCGCAGATAACCACCGTACGCATCGCAGTTTCCTTTCGTGGCTAACGCCACACTCGGCCACTAGCACGCACGCTCCGAGGCCGTCAATGGAATCCACCTCGAGGCCGAGACACGGCGCGGAAGCTCTGCATGTTGGCGCCACTCGGGCGATGCAACTCAAGCCATGCGCGAGACACCGCATCGACCTTGTTGTCCTTGCCGCCCGCCTGTCCGTCGAAGCCGTCGAACTCGCTCAGCAGGCCGTCGAGCCACGGGCCGCGCACGACGTAGATGGGCGGGCCAGTCCCGAGTGCACCGTGCTCCGCTGCCGTAGCCCATGGACGCGCGTACTCAAGCTTGCTCGAGGATGCCCGCTCGGCGCGCACCGCATACGGCCTGAGCTGCTGCGTAGTCGTGTCGACGTCGACGATGCCGGCCTGCCCTGGATCCTGCCAGATGCATTGCGGCACCGATGCGCCGTCCGACTCCGCGCATGATCGCATGAGCGAGAACACCGAGGCGGGCGTGCCGCGCACCGTGGCTACGTCGAGCACCACATAGCCCTGGCCATCGCCGAGCACGCCGAGCTTGATGCCCACGGTCTCGTCGCCGCCGACCGTGGCGCCCTTGTCCCAGCCGCGCACGGTCATGCCGACCGGGCCGGGCGGCTGGTCCACCACGCGGAACCACTCGCGCCGGATGACATTGCCGGCGCTGTGGCGCACGTTCCAGTTGCGCCCGAGCAGACGCTCCCGCTCCACGAATGGCAGGGCCTCGAGGCGCTCGCGATAGCTTGGGTCGCCCAGCCGGTTGTCCTCGAGCTTCGCGCTCACGAACGTCAACGACAGCGGCTTGCGGTCTGGGAACTCGGCGAGTGCATCGGCCTCGGTGGCGTACCACCGCAGCTCGTCGCGGATGCGAATGAACCACCTGAGTTGCCCGCTGCGCTCATCGATGGGCAGACCATCGGGACCGATCCACCAATCGATGAGCTTGCGGACGAATGAGTCGCTGTCGGGATTGCACGTGGCCCGGATATGCGCCCTGACGTTGGCCTTGGTCCGTGCGCGAGACAGCAGATACCAGAACTGCGATTCCTCGAACTGCGTCAGCTCCTCGAATACGATGGTGGCGTATTGCTTGGACTGGTGGCCGTGTACGTCCCACGCGTGTTGCAGGTGGCGGAACTCCACGATAGCCCCGCTCGGAAAGCGCCAGTCGAGGTTGGGATTCTGCCGCGGTGTCCCGCCGAGGTTGCGGAACAGCGTCTGCGACTCCTCCCAGATAGAGCCACCGCCTGTCAGCTCGGTCGAGGTCCTGCGGAACACGACCGCCGAATACCTCGGCAGGTCCACCAGCGAGGCAATCCACAGCAGCACCGAGAAGGACTTGCCCGAGCCCGCCGCGCCGCCGAAGATGGCGACATCCGCGGCGATGGCCATGAACGCCTCTTGCGGCCCCGGCTGCGGCGCAATGGTGACTAGCTCACTCGTCGTCATCGTCGGTGGCCTTGGGCGGCACCTTGACCAGCGGATTGACCGGCACGCGGAGCTGGTATCGAACGACCTCGGCTTGCGTTTGCACCGGCCCGCCGTCCTTGCCAGTCAGCTCGGTGGTCTGCTTGTCGCCGTACTCGTCGCGCTTCCACTTGCTGAGCAACCACGTGGCCGCGGCGGTCTGCGCTCGAGCAATGGCGGGGTCCTCAATCTCGCCCGTCGCGATGCGCCGCAGCTCGCGCTCGACACGCTCAATCTTGGCAGCTTGGGCAGCCTCGAGGCGCTGGCCCCATCCATCTGGGTCTGCGTCACACCAGCCGCGCAGCATGCCCCACGTGAAGCCGTGCTCGGCCAGAAGCGGACTTGCCGCCGAGCGCATGGTCTCGCCGGCTGCAATGGCGGACACCCATCGCTCCAAGGCAGCGTCTCGCGCGTTAGTGGGAATCAGGTGCTTGCGCTTGCGCCCCGATTCCTCACTGCGCCCCTTCTTCTTGGTGATTGCGGTTGCCTTGGGCATGCGACTACCGTGCTCCCGATTCCGGCCGATGCAAGTACAGGCGCGCGTTGCGTCCATCCGGCGACAGGTCGACGCGGCGCACGCGGGCTCGTAGCCAGTCCGGGTATCCGGCCAGCTCGCTCTGTAGCGTGGTCGTCAGCATGACTGTGCCGGCCATCGTCCAGTCCGGGTCATCGGCGGGCGGCACGTGACGCGCGCCACGCTTGGTCGGTGCCGCAGTCACGTTGCAGCGCCGCTAGGATTCGCTGCCAGCGTTGAACGTGGCGACGGTGCAGGCGCTCGGCGAGCTGGATGGATTCCTCGGCCAGCCGATGTGTCTCGTGCCACGGCTCCACGTGGTCCCATGCCTCGAGGTAGTCGGTCAAGTGAACATACTCGACTTGCCGACCGGCTCACGCCACTCGACCTCGTGGAGCACGCCACCGGGTCCACGGGTGAACATGACGCGCGGTCGCTCGGGAGCCCTCTTTAGCTTGGCTACCTTGAGGCGGACCGGTGCGCTGGCCCACCCGTTCGATTCCGCGTCTCGCTTGTCGACCCATACGAGCATGATGACCTGCGCGCCGTTCTCGAGGTCGCCCGACTCTTTGAGTCGCTTGACCGTGGGTTCGCGGTTGTCGTCCTCGCCGCGGCTGAGCTGGCTGGTGAGCACCAGCGGCACCCCTAGGAGCCGCGCCGTGGCTTGCAGGCGGCGGTAGACGGTATCGACCTCCTGCTTTCGTGTGGCGCCCTTCATAGCGTGCTGGATAGCCTGGATGTAGTCCACGAACAGGATGCGTGCGCCGTGCACTCGGACCAGCACGCTCATCGCTTGGCAGACCTCCTCAAGCGTGCCGCTTTTGGCGACGGCCATGCGGGCATGCTGCGGACGGCTGGTGATTTGGTTGACTGCGTTGGTGGCTTGCAGCCACTCGTCGCGCGAGACCTTGCCGGCCCAGAAGGCCGTGGTGTTCATCTCGCCAAAGTGACCGAGCGCCTTAGCGCCCCAATCCTCTTTGGGGTCCTCGATGGAGACCAGGCCGCTAGGGATGCCGCGAGTCTCTAGTGAAGCCACAGACGAGAACACCAGGGAGCTTTTGCCCGTGTTGGTTTCGGCCGCGATGATGACGGTATCGCCCGGTCCCACGGTCAGCAGGTTGTCCAGAGTCTCGCATAGCCCGAGTCGCAGGTAGCTTGTCTGTTGGGCGTTGACCACGCGCTCGAACTCCACGAAGGCGGACTCGACCGCTTGCCGGATGGAGAACACCTCGAGCGCGGATGTAGCGCCGAATGCCGCTCGGGCCAATACGTCGCGAGCCTCGTCGACCTTCGCTTCGACGGCCAGCGATGCGCCGAGCGTGGCTTGCTCATACAGCGAGCGCTGCTCGTGCAGCCCGCGGAGCACATGGGCGGCTGTCTTGGTGCTGACCAGCGGCGCTTGGCGGATGGCGTCGAACTGCTGGGCCACCGAGCCGCGGTCGAAACCGCGGCGCTCGAGCTCGTGGCCCACGGTCACGGTGTCGAGCGGCTCGCCTCGCATTCGGACGGCAATCATGGCGGCGTGCGTGGCGCGGTTGATGGCCTCGGTCATGTGCTCGGGAGACACCCCAGCATCCAGCGCTTCGGGCATGTCGAGCACGAGCTGTAGATAGCTCCGCTCGAGCTGCGGATTCGACAGGTTCACGTGGGCACTTTCAGCCCCAGGTATTCCTCGGGGCGGGCAGCTAGGTACTTGATGTTGTGCTTGGCCGCGACGGTGCGCGGGTCGGTGCTCGCATAGAATGCGCGGACCATCTCACGGGCCATGTCTGGCTTGGAGTGCGACCAGCCTCGGAGCTTGTGCGCCTCGTGGAGCCACCGCGCCAGCTCGACCCACACGGCGTCATACGGGTCGCGGCAGACCTTGGGCGCCGGCAAGTTGGCTGCCCGGTAGCGCTCCTCAACGGCTGACCGGAAGGTGTCGGCCAGGGTCTGTTGGCCAGTCACGTAGGTCGTCCCACCCGGCGCGTGTGCGCGTGCGCTCTCGCCGGTCCGCGCTTCCGGCGCGGCCGGCTGTTCCGCCTCAGAGATCACACACGCTTTGGATTCTGTCTCGGGACGGGTCGGGTCGGGTCGGGTCGGGGCATCCGTTCCGCCGCCGTTCGGAACGGTGGGTGGAACGGCGTTCCGTTTGCGTTCCAGACGCTCTGCGTCCTTGCGTTCCTTCCACATATCCTTGCGTCGCTTGCCCTGTTCCGCCGCGCGTTCCAGGTCGGCGCGGAGCGGCTGGTGGTCGTCCCAATGGTGGAAAATCCAGCCATCTTCGTCCGGCGCCAGCTCCCACAAGCCGACGCGAACGAGTGCAGCGGCGCCGCGCAATCGGTCTTTTTCTTTCAGAATGGCGCAGTGCCGAGCAAGCGCGACCGTCGTAACGCGTCCATCGGTTCGAGCCCTCGCTGAACCGCATCCGCAAAGCAGCCACACGGTCAAAGCGACGGGCGTATCGGACCCCAGCGCATCCACCTTCGGATGCTCTCCAAAGCCATCATCCACCTTGAACCAGGTCACTTCCCGACCACCTTGGACCGCGCCTGCTTCTGCTCGAGCAGCAATAGCCCAAGTCGCAGTACATCGGACATGGTGACTCGCACCTGCTTCTGCTCGGTTAGCTCGGCGGACAGCCGATGAGCAAGAGCCAGATGGTCCTTCGACAGACGAACTCCAACGGTAGTGTGCATGGCATCTTCCGTTCCATGTCTTGCATACGGTGTCAAGCGGTTTGCGGACATGATGTTACCTCGTGTGACTTGATGTTACGTCGTGTGATGCCGAGTGCGACTACCGCACTCGCCGCATCCGTTCGCCAATGAAGCGCATGACGTTGACCGCCATGCTGTTGCCAAGAGCTTTGTACCGAGGCCCGTCCGCAGCGGGCTTGCCCCGGTAGGTGATCGCCGTCCAGTCGTCGGGGAAGCCCTGGAGCCGCTCGCACTCGCGCGGTGTCAGACGGCGAACGGCCATTGGCGCCGGAACGCAGTTGTGCATCCGAAAGTTGGAGCCCTCGTGCGTGTACGTCGCGCCCTCGTTCGCCGTAATCGGGTCCGCTACCTCAACAGGCCAAGAGAAGGCCACCGCAGGCACGCAATTCTGCACCTCGTCGCCGGCGGGCTCACCCGTGCCCTTGCTCCATTTCGCGGCGACGGTCGGGCTCACGTCCGCGACGCCAACCGCATGGACTCGCTGTTTGATCAGCGGCGCAGTGTGTTCGACGCAAAACTGATGCGTGGCTTTTGGGTTGTGTGATTGACCTGGATCAAACGAGAACGCTACGTCCCCGACACCGCCGCCTCGAGCGCCATCCGCAGCGCCGCCGGCAACACCTTTCCGCGCTTCTCGGCGCGGCGCAGAATCCCCGCGCATGCCTTCGGGCTCAAGTAAAACCTCGGCGGCACTTCGCCAGTCTCCTCCAGCACATCCGACAACGAACACACGCCGCCGTCGCTGTGGGACGGCGTGAGGGTGTGATTCCACTCGGACGTACTGAGCGTCCAGCACTCGGTAGGCGAACCCGTACCCGAGCTGCGCCAGCCCCCCGAGGAAGGAACCAAAGTCCTGCCCTCCGTTGCTGGACAGGACACCGGGCACATTTTCCCAGACGCACCAGCGAGGCCGGAATCGGTCAACCAAGCCGAGATAGACGAGGGCGAGGTTGCCCCGTGGGTCGTCAAGGCCCTTTCGGAGCCCGGCGACAGAGAAGGACTGGCAGGGGGTTCCTCCGACCAGAATATCGAAAGCTGGGACATTCCACGCACGGTAGTTCTCCATGTTCCCCAGGTTGGGGACGCCGGGGAAGCGGCTTGCAAGTACGGCGCTCGCAAAAGGGTCAATCTCGCTGAACGCAACGGGCTCCCAGCCGAGCGGGTGCCACGCCACGCTGGCGGCTTCGATGCCCGAGCAAACGGACAGATACCGCATCACCGCACTCGACGCAGCAGCGGCTCACGGTCTGGACGCCGCACCACGGGCCGCGCCGTCGATGCAGCTCGAGCGCGCCACACGGCAGCCGTCACCGTGTCGCCCACCGCCTCGGCGTGGTCTGCCTCGAGCAGCATCGCGCTGGGCTCGGTGTGGGCGCGTACGTCATGCGTGAGCGCGCACGCGCGGCAGTAGACCCTCACAGCCATGGCATCTGCCTGCGCAAGTCGCGCCGCGCCTTGGCCTTGCGGTCAACCGGCTTCTCCCAGCCGATGCACAACTCTCGTCCTCCGGTCCAGGTCGAGATCATGCCGCACCGGATACACCGGTGCCGCACCTGCCGGTCCTCGCCGAGCGAGGTCAATCGCCACTTGTGGGCCTTCACTTTGGTTTCCTTTCTGCGAACCACTCGGCTCGCTCTGCTGCGATGCTCTGTCGTTGCTTCTCACATGATGCTTTTTCTATTAGCCACTTCTGCTGCTGCTTGCGTTTCCTGGCCAGTTTCTTTTTCTTCTCCTCCAATGCCGTGCGGATGGCGCCCGAGCACGGGCTGGTAGCGCCAGGCCACGATTGCAGCATCCCGCATCGAACGCACCGAATGAGTCTATCTCCGCACTCGTCGCGGCCATCTCCGTGCCAGATATGGTTTTGCGCTAGCGGTTGTTTGGTCAATGCTGCCTCAATCGACCAGCCGCCTTGAATCCGGTCGCAGAATGTCCTGGCACCGATTCCCCACGCTTTGCACATCTCGGCGTGGCTCTCGTACTTGCGCCCGAGGTGGTCCCAGCATGCGTTCATCCTGGGCATCACGTGCCGCCCTGGTGGCCGCGTGGTGGCACGATTGCTTTGCCACGCCGCCACAAGCTCGCGGCCGTCGCCGCTGCCGTGCTGCGCTTGGCTCGAGCCGCTGCACGCTTGGCCGTGCGGCGAGACACCGGAGCACCATCCGGCGCCTCGACCTGAGTGACGCGCACGCGAGCGCCGACCACGCCATCGTACAGCCGCCGCACGTGCAGCTCGACCACGCGGGCGTCGTCGTTCCAGACGACCATGTTGAGCCCGTCGAGAATCGACTTGGCCACGTTGTCGATATCGCCTCGAGCATGCTCGCGGCGAAACACGACCTCGACCTTATACCAGCCGTCCAGCTCCCACAGCTTGCCGAACGCGGCCAGCGCGGACCGGGCATGTAGCGCGACGGCGCGCTGATATGCCTTCGTCCTGGCCGGCGTGTAGCTCGGACCCCACGCCGAGACACGTGGTCGCTCCTTGGGTACGGGGTCCGTGGGGATGGTGATGACGATGGCTTCGCCGGTCATGGTTTTTCCCATGGCAGCGCCAGCGTGCCGGCCTTCGGCTGCGCGGGCAGATCCCGGAGCCGCTCTCTCGCGATCTCCACGTGCGTCTCGTCCAGGTCCCCGCCGATGTACTGCCGGCCGAGCAGTTTCGCGGCGAGCAGCGTGGTACCGGCGCCCATGCACGGATCGCAGACGAGATCGCCGGGTTCGCTGTAGTCGTCCACGAGGCGCTCCATGAGCCATGACGGCTTGCCGCCAACCACCGGACTGCGATCGCTTTCTCCCGGCGGAACCACATACGCGCCGGGCATGGATACGGGCATTCCTCGGCGCTTGTGCGCCTCTCTCCACGAGTTCAGCCAGTCTCCCGATCGCGGGCGGCTTGCTACAGCGAACGTCGACCACTGAGCGGGACCGTCGCCAAGCAAGCGAACGCGCGACCCGCTCTGAACGCATGCAATAGGAGAGAATGCGTATCTCCCGGCGGCCTCCATGGCCTCCGCCCACGCCGGTGCCAACGTGTGATCGGTAATGGAGACAAACCACCCGCGCGTCAGCGGAGACCACTCGGACACAAACGCGTCCACGTCGCTCCGGCCCCAGCACGCATAGTTGAGCGGCCGATTGATCTTGCCAGGATCACGCATTGACCGCGGGTCTCGACCCGCGCTCCCGTCGTTAGCTTCGTGCGTCCGCTCGCTGTACGGCGCATCGACGATCAGCGCGCCCACCTGCCCCACCGTGCGCCGCACGTGCTCGGCAAGGTCGCGCCAGTGACAATGCAAAAGCTCGCCAGTCACCGCCAGCGCCCGCCCACGTTGGCTGTCCCGCGACACCGTGCGTCGACCCATTCACGACCGCGCCGGATGCCCCGCAGTACGTCCTCGCGGCTGCCCCAGGTCCGCGGCGCATCGGCGCACGGCGACTCGACCTCGCCGGCCACGACGGCCCGAGCGTGCTCGAGCATCGCCAGCCATCGCGGACGATGGCGCTCCCACGAAGCCAGCGGCCACGATGCCGGCCTAGCAGCGCCCGCGTCCAGGCCGCACACCCAGCGACGGGCCACGGCGCACCGCGCCAGCCGTGGCGCCGCCAACTCGGCCGCGCGCGAGTAGCTCACGCCATCGCGCTCGACGATGCCGAGCAGCACCTGATGGATCAGCACCGCGTCAGCAGGCGAGTCCCAGCCGGACTCATGCACCGTCAGCCGGGCCAGGATGAGCGCGTCGTCGTCGTCAAGCTGCGCGGACGCATGGCCGGCGCACGACTGCATGGCAGACGCCATGACCAGCATGGCAGCGAAGATGATGCCCGCGGCCACCAGCTCGGCCCACAGCTCGCGCCGCTGAGCACGGCGCACCTCGGGATGATCGAGGCGCCTCACAGCCGCACCCCATGGAGCTCGAGCGGGCAGTCAGTCGGGCGCAGCGCATGGCGCGGACGCTCGGTCCGCGTGGGGGCGCAATAGCAGCAGACGACGACCACGACATCAGCCGAGGTCGGCGGCTCGCAGTAGTCGCAATCGGTGCAGCGCGGCGGCAACGGCAGCGGCAGCGTCATCGCGACACCCGCTGAGCCAGAGACAGCGCGGCGCCGACGACGCGCGTGGTGACGACCACCGCGGCAACGGCCCCGAGCAACGCGGCGTCCAGCGCCAGCATTCGCAGGGCGGTCATTCGTCGCCTCCGTGCCCGTAGTCCTCATCGGTGCCCATGCCGGCCGATGCCAGCGCCTCGCCATCGTCGGAGCTGTCGTCGGGCTGCGGTGCGGTACGCTCGCTCAGCGCCTCAAGCCAGCGATTGAGATCGAAGGTGAACGGCTCCTCGTCCACGGGCGCCGCGGGCTCGGGCTGGTTGCCCTCGTGCAGCGTCGGGCCGGCTTCGTCCTGGCGGTCCTCGACCTCATAGGACGGTTCCTCGGCGGGCTCATAGTGCTCCTCGACGGCGATGGGCTGTCCCAAGCTGCGGGCCAGGCACTCGGCCATCCACTGCCGCAGTCCGCCCGCGGAGATGGTCAACTCCTCGTCGTCGGCCATGCTGGTCCAATGGTCATGCATCCAGCGCGAATCGGTGTCGTATCGGTGAGTCATTGTGCGGTTTCCTTTGGGGTCAGTTTGCTTCGGAGCAGATGGGGAGTTGCAGCTTGCGCTCGATAGCGCGGAGCGCCTCGGAGCGGGTGGCGTGATAGGTCGAGGCGTCCTCGATGGCGGTCCACGCGCGCCATCGGTCATGGCCTGACGGCTCGACCCAGGCGATGCCGGTGCCGCCCAGCGGCCGCAGCTCAGTCGTGGCGAGATAGCGGCCGACGCGATACCACGCGGCCATCACGGCGCGGTCTCCTCGCGGCGCTCGGTCGCGGTCTGGATCGCGCCCGCGATGGCATCAGCCGGCGTCAGGCCGGAGTGCAGGATGCCCTCGCCGGTGCGTCGATCCGCAAGCACGGCCCACCAGCAGCCGTCGTCGCAGCGCAGCGTCAGGTCGGGCTTGCCGGGCAAGCGCGCGAGCGCGCGGCCGAGGTCGCGCAGGGTGGTCTCTCCATCGATGATCATGCGTTCCTCCGAGCGGCAATCCACAGGCGGATCGCCTCGACGATGGCTTGCTGGATGGTCTTGTCCGCATCCGCGCAAGCGCGCTTGAGTTGCCGCCTTAGCTCGGCGGGTAGCCGAGCCTGCACCTTGGGTTCGTCTGTCATGGCGGGACCCTGCCCGATTGTCGGATTGCCGTCAAGTATTTTTTTTTCCTTGACGCCACGGACGGCGTTTGGTAGATGCCGGGCATGGAAACCGACATCAACGACAACACGTATCTGGTGGAACAGGTTTGCTCGGACTGCTGCGGCTACGGCGTTTGCTCGCTCGGATGCGAGCCCGACCGCTGGGACGGGCAGCAATACATCCCCGGCGACGACATCTGCGCGGAGTGCCGCGCGTGCGACGGCTGCGGCATCATCGCGCACGAGCTGTCGGCCGACGACGGCCCGCAGACCGACGACCCCTGGCCACCGGAGGACGATGCCATCATGGAATGGATCCGACAGCAGGAATCGAAGGCGCACCCCGAGGGCGCTGGCGACTGGATCGAGCGGTACGCGCCGCAGGAGAGCGGACGATGACGAGCCAGATCGAGCGTGCCGCGCGCATCGCGACCCTGATGCACATCGGCTATCCCAGCCGCGCCGAGTCGTGGTGCTGGCGCAGGACCGGCCGGATGCTGCGCGACCTGTCGTTGGTGGCGCTCGAGGAGGTGCTGGCCCAGCGGTGCGCCGACGAGCTGGCCCAGCGGCCCGACATGACGCCCGAGCTAGACCGGCGCCGCGATGCGCTGCGGTCGCTGTCGCGCGAGCTGCGTGCCCTCATGGCCTATGAGGCGGCGCGTGACTGAGCGTGCCGTTAAAGGCCTGTTTGGCGATGAGTGGATCGCCGTGCCCATGAGCGGATATCACGTGAATGGACAAGAGTTGACCGACGCACAACGCCGCGTTTTTGCGGTGTACGCGGATCGATGGCGCCGCGGCATCGGCACCATGTCACTGTCTACCCTGTCCCTAGCAGTGGAGGCCGGCATTTCCGAGCGTTTGGTGCAGCAATGCAGGACCCATCTAGAGGAGATGGGTGCCCTCGAGGTCGTGCGCCCAGGTGGCAGCGGCAGGGGTGATCTGCGGGTTCACCGGCTCGGAGCGGCTGTGTTGCCGAAAAAGCCAAGACCGGCGACGTTGCCCGAGAGGGTCACGCTGGCCGACGTGCTCGGACGCCCTCCCGCGTCAAATCATGCAATCAAGCCCGAGCAGCCCAAAGCAAAAAACGACGCGCCGCCCAAGCCACTGAAACCGGTGCCTGCCAGCAGCCAGCATGCGCTTCTCACCTTGGAAGAGGCCGCCGATCTGGCCCGCGCACCCATCGGCTCGGTCCGCCATTGGATCGCGACTGGTCGCCTCGCGAGCGTCCGCCCCGGCCGTAGGCGCCTCGTGCGCCGCACCGACCTCGCGAATCTCCTCGGTGTGGCCCCCTCGGACCTCGGTTGACCATGACCAATCATGACGACGGCCTGAGCATGGAGCTCGATGCTATGTACCCGGCTGCGCAGCCCGTCGCACCGCCGACCGGCTGGCATGGACGGCGGCTGCTGACCTTCGGCGCATCCGAGGTGCCCGCGCTGCTGATCGCGCTGGGCATGGAGCAGCCCGACGACGCCACGCCCGGCTACGTGCTTGAGCTGGCCGAGCGGCTCATCGCCATCAAGGCCGGGCTGCGCAAGCCCCGCAAGGCAGGCGCCGCGGCCGACCGTGGCAGCGCCGCGGAGACTCAGGTGGTCGAGGCGTGGAACGCGCACGACCGCGGAGACTGGCCGGCCATCACACACGCGTCATCGGTGCCGCGCGAGTGGCTGCCACTCATCGACCGGCACCAGCCGCGACTGAGCTGCACGCCTGACGCGTGGTGTTACATCGGCGGCGAGTTGGTCAATGTGCAGATCAAGACCGATGTTCGCGGCGACAAGAGTGCTCCCACGCGAGAGTGGGTGTGGCAGGTCACCGCCGAGTGCGCCGTGACCGGCGCGGCCGGGTCGCTGTTGCTGTATGCTCCTGGCTGGGCATCATGGCGGCGCGAGGACAAGCGCCGCTGCGTGGCCTGGGTCGTCGAGCGTGATGATGCGATGATCGACCGCATCCGTGATGCGGCCGCTCGAGGATGGCAGTTGGTGGAGCAAGCTCGGGCCGCGGCCCGAAAGGAGACTGGTGATGAGCGGTGATTCTCTGGCAGTGTCCGGCGCGGTGCGGATCGATGGCTTTGGCGACGTTGCGCGCATTGCGGACGTTCTGGCCAAGGCCGAGGGCTTCGTGCCGCGGCAGTACCTCGGGCGCCCGCCTGCGATTGCGGCGGCGATTCTGACCGGCATCGAACTCGGCATGGGCCCGATGGAGTCCATCCGAGCAATCCACATCATCGAAGGTAAGCCGACGATGAGCGCCGAGCTGATGCTGGCGCGTGCGCGGCGGGCCGGCGTGCGGACTCGGTGGCTCGAGACCAGCGCGACCGTGGCGCGGCTGGCTGTCATGGTGCCCGGCGACACCGAGTGGCAGACGATGGCGTGGACTTGGGAGGACGCTCAGCGGGCCGGCGTTGCGGGCAAAGACAACTGGAAGCGGCATCCC